TCTGAGGCGATACAGCAGCGCGATATGCTCCGCGATGTGGGCCATTAGAATTGGCTGCATTCCCTTGTGCGCTGGATTGCTGCCCAGTGACGGGTCTTGCAGGAACTGCATGTGAACTGCGATGTGCGCCTCATGGTCCTGCTCAATAAAGGCGCGAATTGGCTTGCCATACATCACCGACATGTTTTCATCGATGGGGTCCATCTGGACCGCCTCTTCTGGTTTTTTCAATATTTCATCGATGTTCTGGATGCGGATCGCCTCGTACATGCGCTTGTACGCTTGGTACATATCGTGAAGCTGCGGTGCGGCCTGCGCCATTTGCAGAACGGCCTGCGCCTGCGCGATGCGCTGGGCGGTGCTGAATATGTTGGGATCGGACACAGGCACGATGTCAATGCGCTCATCAAAGTCAGCGGCATAGATCGTTTCGGCTGCGCCAGCCCGTGAGAACGTAAACTCTTCGGGCAGATTTTCTGCGTTTAGAGCCGCCAGCATTTTAAATTCTTGGCCCTGCGCGTAGTGCAGGCGCTTGTGAATTGCGCTGAACGCCTTTGATCCCTGCTCAATCAGGGCCACGGTGCTGCCCACTGGCGCGTTGGGATTTACGTCACCCACGTTTAGATCGGCTGTGGACGCAAAGCGTTGTCCCGCATCGACCATAAAGCCCAACAAATTAAACAGCGAACCTGACGGCTCCTTAAACGGCAGCGGCATGATGGCCTTCGTCACGTCATCGACGGTACTGTCGAGATCGACAAATTCACCGGGGGATACTTGCAGATCGCCGCCAGTCACACGGCCACGCAGCTTGAACCCGCCCTGCATATTTGCGAATGCGGCACTGTCGAGCAGGGCGCGAAGCGATCCTGTCGCCGCTTTTCCCAGACCACCGATCATGTGATAGAGGCCAAATCCGTAGAACCCAAGTCCCGGCAGGAACTTGTACGACACGAACCAGTCGCGGCGTTTTTTTAGCTCATCGTCTTCGCGCCAATTGCGCCTAACCGACACGATTTTTTGATTGTCGTAATCGATTGTGATGCAGTACGGCAGTGCGACAGCGTTATCGTCCTGATCGTCCTCATCCATTTCCTCGCCATCAATGCCGTCAAAAAGATCATAGAGATGCATTTCCAGCAGTGTGATTACATCATCGTTGTTGTCGTATTCATCGACGCCCTCGATTTCGCCAATTACGCTGTCGGCTGGATCGATATCTTCGCTGCCGTCATCGGTTGTCTGGAGGTAATAGCCGTTTTGGACGTAGCGATTATATTCGTTTTTCGGCATTCTGATGATGTGGGTGTAGCGTGGGGATGTGTAGAGGTCTTTGCTATCTGGAGCCACGCAGAAGTCTTCGGCCTTGACGAACTGGCTGCACTGCCTGTCGAGATTTACGTCCCACCAAACCTTTTTAAACGTCTGGCCGACCAGCGGTAGGTGAAACAGCATTTGATCCAGATCGGGAAAGTATTCGGGCATTTCCTCTGTGATCTGGTAATTCATAAATTCTCTGACCCTGCGGCCCTGCTCTTCGATTTCTTCGTCTGGCTGACCAATGATAACCGACTTGATTGGGCCACCTGACGGGTAAAGCTCTGCGATGGCCTTGGCGTTAAACTGGGTTGCTGCTTCTGCGATCAGGGGGTGAACAACGATAGACAGGCCACGGGTGGCCCTCTCGTCTTCGCTTTCATCTAAGCCCCCATCTGGGTCTAGGGTCTTGAGGCCAGCCTTGTAGCGGGTCTTCCACTCGTCTCTGGCCGCTTCATCGTTTTCGTAATACGACACAAGCTCCGCGCCCTTGGCCGATAGCTCCCGTGCGTCGATCTCTTCTGCGAGGTTTGCATCAAAGCCGCTGTCGCTTTCTTCGATATCGTCAAGCTCTGGATCACCGATCAGCACGTCACCGTCTGGAAGGGTCTCGACCATCAGGTCATCTGCGGGTGCGCCCTCGGCAAACGGGATTACATTTGGATCAGCCATAGAGAGTTATCCTTTGCGGTTCTTGATGATCGTCCTCGTCGGGGTCTTCAGTGTGGCCTAAGAACCATCCTTTTCTCAGTCTTAGCCACGCTTGGGTGCAAGTGTCAACGATATCATCATTTGGGTGAGCAGGGAAGGCGGCACATATTGAGATCAAATCTTCGGCCCATTTGCGCTTGGGATAGAATATTCTGCCATCTTCCAGCAGGGCAGATGCGGCGTGTGCGCGAGCTTCCTTATCGCGGTCTGGGCTGTACGCCAGCACTGGCACCCCTGCCATGCGTAAATCTTGCAGGAGGCTCTGCCCTGACGCCTTCTTTTCGATCAGCACTGCGTCTGGCTCCCAGTCATCGTATGCCTCCTGCGCCAGCTTGCGTAGCTCTGGATAGCTCACCTTGTCGTACCACGCCTCCAGAACGATGGCGCAGTCGTATCCTTGATGCTTAAATACGCCCCAAGTGGTACGGGCGCTGAAGCTGGAGCTTTCCTTTGTTTCAAAAGCTGTATCCCAAGATTGAATTACATATTCTATATTGTCGGGTAAATTTTCCTTTTCCCACGGCACCCACCAGCTTGACTTCAGTATGCCACCGCCCTTGGGGCTTGGCCGCTGCTGTAGCTGCCCTGCGGCTGCGTAGGAGCCAAGGCTGCGCTCTAGGGTGGTCAGGGTCTTCTCGTCCATCCTGTCGGGCCACAGTAGCTCACCCTCGGCTGTTCGTGGGTCTGTGAAGCCAAGGCTTGATCTGTTGGGCGTTGGGTGACCGATCTCATATCTGGCAGGCAGGCATAGGTGATCCCATTCATTGCCTAGCTCATTGGCGAGTATATGGCCCGTGAGGTCTTGTTCGTGCAATCTTTGCATGATGATGACAAACGCGCCCGTCTGTGGGTCGTTAAGGCGCGTCTGCATGGCCTGATCCCACCACTCCAGCACACCCTCCCTGACTTTGCTGCTGTCGGCCTCCACGCTGTTGTGTGGGTCATCGATGCAGATGATGTCACCACCATCACCAGTCAGCGCACCACCAACACTGGTCGCGATCCTATAGCCTGTCTGATCATTTTCAAACCGCTGCTTCTGGTTTTGATCGTCGGTCAGCTTAAATTTGTCGCCGAAGTGCGCCCTGTACCACGGACTATCGATCAGCCTGCGGCACTTCACGCTATCCCTGATCGACAGGGAGGAGGCGTAGGACGCATAGAGAAACTTCTTGTGGGGTTGTGTGGCCCAAGTCCACGCAGGCAGCGCCACGGCCACGCTGATTGATTTCATGTGTCGTGGCGGCACGTTGATGATTAGGCGCTTGATGCCTGTACCTTCGGCCACGGCTTGTAGGTGATCGCTGATGGCATCGATGTGCCAATTGTTTTTGAAATCGACGCCCGGTTCAATCGTCGGCCATGCGGCTTTCGTAAACTCCCTCAATGATCTGCGGTAACGCTCCGCTTGAACTTGCTCCAGTGTCAGCTTGTTTAAAAGCTGCTGCAATTGCGCTGAGTTGGTCATCGCTCATCCTTGTTAAATCTATGACATTTTTATGTTCGACGGTGGTTGCGACCTCATGCTTGTTCGACCAGTTTTCTTTGTCCCTGTTGTTTAGGTAGTAAATGATGGCAACATTATCCCGCTCTACTACAGCATTTTCAAACAGGGCATTGGTAACTTTTGAGAGGGCAATTGCCTTGCCTTTTTTTATAGTCTCCAAAAACTCTAAATTTTCGGCCTGCCTGTTGTAGAAGGTGGCGGGTGAAATACCCAAGCAGGAAGCGATTTGTTCGACAGTCAATCCCTGCCCCGCAAGTGTTTTAACCTCTGACATCACTTCTTCCGTGATTTCAAACTTTGGCCTACCGACAGATTTTTTGGCTGGTTGTTTCTTTGTTGTTTTTTTCGCCATGATGCGGCCCTCCTGTTATTTTCATATAATACAAAATTAAATTAAAAAAAAGGGTTGTCGTTCTTATGATAAAAAAACCCCGCCGAGGCGGGGCTTGATGTCAACCCCCGTTAATTGCCATTGATTAAAGGGAGAGCATTACGATTGCGACAATTGCGACAAGAGTTGCGAAGGCAACGCCTGCGATAATTTCTTTGCCCCAGCCGTTTGGTTTTGTGTTGTGGATGCTGACGTGGCCTCGCATATTGATTGCGATCCACTGCCCTGATCCTGCGGCTGCTTCCCCTGCCTGCGTGTGTATCCACAGGTGTGGGCTTCCCGCACGTTTGGAGCATTCTGGTTTTAGCCACTCTGGCATATCTTGGCTCCACTCGTAGCCTATAAATTGCCAAG